ATGGCCACCGTCTTTCCGATCCAGCCGGCGCAGCCCACGGGCGCACCGCAGGCCAACGACGTGCTGCACTGGATGCGGCCCGGCCCGCTGCAGCTCAGCGCGCTGCCGCCGCTGTCGCTCTACATCCACCTGCCGTGGTGCCTGCGCAAGTGCCCGTACTGCGACTTCAATTCGCACGAATGGCGCGCCGCCAGCGAGGCCGACATCGACGGCATTCCAGAGCAGGCGTACATCGACGCGCTCGTGGCCGACCTGGACGCGGCGCTGCCCCTCATCTGGGGGCGCACCGTGCACACCATCTTCATCGGCGGTGGCACGCCGAGCCTTTTTTCGCCGCAAGCCATCGACCGCCTGCTGGGCGACGTGCGCGCGCGCCTGAAGCTCGCGCCCGACTGCGAGATCACGCTCGAGGCCAACCCCGGCACCTTCGAACGCAACCGCTTCCGTGCGTTCCGCGCCGCAGGCGTCACGCGCCTGTCGGTGGGCGTGCAGAGCTTCAACGACGAGCACCTGAAGGCGCTGGGCCGCGTGCATGACCGTGCCCAGGCCATTGCGGCGGTCGAAGAGGCCGCGAGCGCCTTCGACACCTTCAACCTCGACCTGATGTACGCGCTGCCGGGCCAGACGCTGGAGGGCCTGGAAGCCGACCTTTCGCAAGCCCTGTCGCTCGCGCCGCCGCACCTGTCGGTGTACCACCTGACCATAGAGCCCAACACCTGGTTCGCCAAGTTTCCGCCCACGCTGCCCGAGGACGACATCGCCTACGAGATGCTCGACCGCATCACCGAACGCACCAGCGCCGTCGGCATGACGCGCTATGAAGTGTCGGCCTATGCGTGCGAAGGCCATGCCTGCGGGCACAACCGCAACTACTGGGAGTTTGGCGACTACCTTGGCATAGGCGCTGGTGCGCACAGCAAGCTGAGCTTTGCGCACCGCATCGTGCGCCAGGTGCGCTACCGCGAGCCGCGGCTGTACATGGACAACGCGCGCGCCGGCGCCGCCGTGTCGCAGAGCGATGAAGTGGCGCTGGCCGACCTGCCATTCGAGTTCATGCTCAATGCGCTGCGGCTGAAGGCCGGCTTCACGCTGCCCCATTTCAGCGAACGCACGGGGCTCGCGATGACCGCCATCCAGCGCGGCCTGGAAGAGGCCGAACGCAAGGGGCTCCTGGCGCGCGACCTGTTCCGGGTGTGGCCCACCGAACGCGGGCTGGACTTTCTGAGCGATCTGCAGGCGATGTTCCTGCCGGACGGAGAGTAAGGCGCCGCCGTCGGCTTAAAATCTGAGGTTCCGGAGAGTTGGGTGAGTGGTTTAAACCAGCAGTCTTGAAAACTGCCGACGTGAAAGCGTCCGTGAGTTCGAATCTCACACTCTCCGCCAGAATCAATCCCTGGCAGTTTTTGAAAGTCCCGCGCAGCCTCTGCGACGGGACTTTTTCATTGGGGAAATCGTCTTTTGGGGTCCGGCGCAATCTGTTGCGAACTGCCTCTAGCCAAGCACCAAACATGGCATCAGTCATGGTATTTTCTGGCCGATACCATGACCCTTACTGTTAAAGCTGTTGACGCCGCTAAACCGCGCGAGAAGGCCTACAAGCTGACCGATGCGCATGGCCTGTACTTGTTCGTCTCTCCGGCTGGCTCCAAGAGCTGGCGAGCGAACTACACCGCCGGCGGAAAGCAAAAGACGAAGACCTACGGTCTTTACCCGATGGTGAGCCTGGCCGACGCACGGAAAGCGCATGCCTCCGCTAGGGAGGGGGCGCCGGCCATCACAAAAGCGCCAACCTTCGAGGCGGTCGCGCGTGACTGGCTGAGGGCGAAGCTGCCGACGCTCTCTAACGGCAAGCATCAGATTCAGGTGGAGAACACCCTAGAGCGATATGCATTCCCTCAGCTCGGCGCGCGGCCCATCGATTCCATACCTCGCTCGGAATTGGTCACTGTGGTGCGGGCTGCGCAGGCCGGCGGAAAGATCGAAACCGGTCACCGGGTAGCAAGCCGCATATCGGCCGTCTTCGACTTCGCGCAAGACACGGGCGTGCTTCAGCAGCATGGTGCGGCCGGCCTGACGCGCGTGCTCATCGCGCGAAAGACAAAGAAGCCTATGGCAAGCATCCCGGCGGAAGAGGCCGGCGAGCTTATGCGGGCCATTCATGGCTACGAAGACTCGGTGACTCGGCTCGGCCTGCAACTACTGGCTCACACGTTCGTTCGGGTGGGCGAGTTGCGCGGCATGCTGTGGGGTGAGCTGAAAGAAAAAGGCGCGGTGTGGGTGGTGCCGGAGACGCGAATGAAAATGCGCATTCCGCATGTGGTGCCTCTGTCGCGCCAGGCGCAAGCGATTCTTGCGACGCTGCGAGAGATGAGCGGGGATGGTTCGCTCGTGCTTGACTCTCCAATCCGTCCCGGACACCCGCTGTCGGAGAACACGTTTCTGTTTGCTCTCTATCGCTTAGGCTACCGCGGCCGAATGACGGCGCATGGATTTCGTGCCTTGGCATCGACGGTGCTAAATGAACGTTCCGGCTTCCCTCACGACGTAATAGAGAGGCAGCTTGCGCACAAGGAAACGGATGCAGTGCGCGCGGCGTACAACCGCGCAGAGTATCTCGCACAGCGCCGTGAGTTGATGCAATGGTGGTCAGACTGGCTCGACTCTGCCGAAAAAACCAAGATTGCGTAACGGCACCTGCTTGTAAGTACTAATGGCTCCGGTGGGTGATCTCGCCGAAGCTCGCCAGCGTTGCGTGCTTCCCTGCGCGTGGATTAAACCCGTTGATTCCTGAAAATGAATGATGAGGAGAAGAGACAAATGAACGATCAAGCGGAAAAAACTAATGAAGCGGCAGTGCTTAAAATCGGCGCTCCGAGTGGAGGCCCGGCAATCTCCCCAATAGAGAATGTGGCTAAAAATTATATTCAAGCAATAAGGGGTATAGCTCAAACTGCCCAGATTGCGCTCCCGCATTTTGACGAATGGAAGAACGCCGAGCTCAACAAAATTGCGGCGAAACTCAATAAATACGTCCCAATAAAGTCGGAAAAAGAACACACAACATTCAAGTTTACCGCCGCACGCGATTTTGCGGAATTTACAGAAACTTGGCGAGAGTTTAAAGAGCACTTAGGGCAAAACCCTTCGGCTGTTTTGGCAAAAAGTCTATTTACACATCTTTTTGCAGAGTTTGACTCATATATAGGTGAATTGTTAAGGGTAATTTACCTAAAAAGCGACAAGTTAATTAAGGGTATTTCACGTGAAATATCGCTTTCCGATCTGATGGATTTTTCTTCTTTGGCGGATGTCAAGGTTGCGATGGTTGACAAGGAGATCGATACATTTCGGCGAGAAAGTTATATAGAACAATTTGCGGCTTTAGAGAGAAAGTTAGGACTATCGTTAAGAAAATTTAAAGAATGGCCCGCATTTGTTGAACTATCGCAACGCCGGAATCTTTTGATTCATAACGGCGGATTAGTAAGCGAGCAGTACTTGACTGTGTGCGCTAAGGAGAAGTACTCCTTTGCTGACAAGGTGAAAATTGGCGACCCACTCGAAGTTTCTTTTGAATACTTTTCAACTGCCAGTCGCATCCTTTCTAAAGTCGGATTAATGCTGGCTTACACGTTGTGGAGTAAACTTTTCCCTGAAGAGGCGCCGATATTTCATATGTCTTTGAATGAGACCATGTATCACTGCCTACAACACAAACGATGGAAGTTTGTCGGGGAACTCCGCGATTTCGTGCTTAGTGAGCCATTGCGAAAAGACCTGTCGGAAATGGACCTGAGGATTCGAATTATCAACGCTGCCATCGGTTTGAAATTTTCCGGAGATACTGAGGGTGCTAGTGATTTATTGAAATCGGTTGATTGGACGGCGAGCATCAGAGATTTCAAGCTAGCTACGGTTGTGCTAAAAGATGAGTACGCCGAAGCGGTCGAAATCATGAAGAGCATTGGCAAGGCTGGCGAGATCATTCAACAATCTTGTTATCACTCGTGGCCTCTATTTACTGAGTTCAGAAAGCAGCCTGAATTTTATAAGGCATATGCAGAAATTTATGGTGAGCCATTCTCGGAAACTGTTCAAACTTCAGATGGCGCCGTGCGTGCTCAGGCTACAGCGCCCGAGACGCTTCCCACCATTGATATGGGTCAGCCGGTTGGTGAGGCGGAGGTAAGGGAGATCACTCCGAAGAAGGTTGCATCGAAAAGGGCTAAAAGCGCCTCGAAAGCCAAGCCAGTTAAAAGCTAGCACCGCAACATTTATTGACTGAAGTTTCGACGAATCCGCGTAGGTCCGCCACACGCCATCGTGTCAGACCCGCGATTTTTACTGGCTGTGGTAACTGCTGCATTTTGACTTTGTTCCAAAATGTGGAACGACCCATCGATAGCATCGCTGCGGCTTCGGCGGCGGGAACAAGAAGTTTTTCTTTTGCAATTTGGTTCATTTTTGTTGCATTCATTGTTAGGCGGCTGATTTCTGACGGGTGGCTTAAGCGCAAGAAAATGCACGCTTAGCTGGTACTTTTGATGTTGAATCTGATGCGGTCAGGAGAGATTCCAATTTCGCGGGCAATGAAAAGGGACAGTACTTCGACCTGAAGGTGGTTTACGTCCCGTGCATTGGTAATGACCGCTTCGGGTTTGAAGCGGCTTCCGTCCGTTGCGCTGACGTGGGCCCCCTCCGCAGCGCCGGTATGGCCAGGGCGGATAAGTTGCCAAATCACGGCGCCGGCCATGCGCAACGCATGGGCCTCGTTGTCAAACCGTACGTCAGTGACGACGAAGCGGGTTTCGCCTTCGCGACGGTAGTAGGCGAGGTTTCTGATGAGCTGCTGAGTCCAATAGCTTGGCGACTGGGCGCGGCGGTACTCGGTGCCCCACCACTGCATGATTTGCCGTGGGCTGCGCGGCTCGTCGAGCCATTCGTCGCTGAGTGGCGTGCGATGGTCGGGCGACGCGGCCGACAACGACAGGACCACAGCGGCGAGGAAGTCGCGCGGCGCGAGGCGCATGCGTAGTGCGACCGTTGCAACGTTTTTCAAGTGGGGGGCGTTTAGGTCGTCAAGCGATACGCCGAAGGCGTTGGAGACCTCGCCGCGCAGGGCGTCGGCGAAGGCCAGTTTTCGAAAGCGGCCGTGCGCCACCAGTAGGTCGGCCGTGGTGTCTTTGCCGGCGCCGGCGTGGCCGGTCAGCGCGATGAGGTGGTGAAGCGCAGGGCGCTTCACAGGGGGCGTGGTGAAGGTCATAGGGCGAGGCGTAGGGGGGGGCTAGGCGGCTTGTGGGGCTGCGGGGGCGCGCGCGGGCAGAAGCTCGCACGAGGTGATGGCGGCGTGCGTCTCCGGCGACATAGCGCCGGGCATCGCGCGTGGATTGGTGAGCACCAGGCGCAGCGCGTCGCCGGCCTTGAGGTCGGGGTGCCTTGCGCGCCAGTCGGCGGCGGCCTGCCCGGCCCAGCGCGTCACATAGACCTCGACGGTGCGCGGCCCTTGGTTGTCGATCAGGCGCATCTTCAGCACGAACTCGCCCGCGTCGGACTTGTGTTCGCTGACGGCCGGGCGGCCTGGCCGGTCCTTGCTGATGAAGAAAACGCCCGTAGTGATTGTGGTCATGGTGTGCTCCAGCCGTAGACGCACATCGCGGCGAGCACGATGGGCAGGACGATGAAGACCGCCACTGCGGCGACGGTCGCGAGGATGCGCGGCGAGGGCGCGACTGGCGATGTCCTCATGAGGCCAACGCCGGTTTCTTGGAACGAGGTCGAGCGCATGGTCGGCCTTTCAGAATGGGCAAGCCGCGAGGGCGCGGCCCGGGGTGGTGAGGGCGATTTCGAGCGCGATCTCAAACACCTCTTCGTCAGAGGCGCCGTGTCGGCTCGCGAGCAGGGCCGCGCTCATCGGGTTGCGCTCGCAGTACGGCGAACCCGGCCGGTGCTCGTAGTGGTATCCGCCGCACCGGCAGAGCCGGTGGCCGGTTTCGCGCAGGTGCTGCGTGAACAGGCCATAGCTGCGGCGCCGCGTGCGGCACTCGGGGCAACGGAAAAGGAATGCCATCAGGCTGCGTTCGCGGCTGTCTTCAGTGCGTCGATGCGGGCGCGCTCGAAGGCTTCGATTTCCTCCGAGAGCGACGGGTGCTCGGACGAGAGGAATCCGGCCACGTAGTGCCAGTTCGCATGCCCGCACTCTTTGCTCGACTTCATCGCGCGGATGAGCGCTTGCACGGCAGGTGTGCGTCGCGCGCGCGGCGTCCTCATGCATCACCTCGCGCGCAGAGGTTGAGGGCATCGATTTCGCTGTTGAGGGCGCGAGCCCGCTCGGCAAAGTCGGCTGCTGCCGGATGGGTGGGCGCATCCTCGGTGTAGGGCGCGACGGTCGCGTCCACGAGGCCCGGCAAGCTGATGCTGCCGAGCTTCAGCGCTTTGTTGGCGAGCGGCACGCCCATGGCCTGCCAGTTCGCAACGCCGGCGGCGCTGCAGCGGTAGAACGCCTGGCGACGGCCCCGGATGGTACGGACCCAGATGTCTACGCGCGCCGAGCTGGTGGCCGCATGGCGCGTGGCGGCGCGGCTGTCGGTGGCGTGGTTGATTTGTGCGCGTGCCACAGCATCAACCCTCGATGCGGGTGGCTTCGATCACCGGGCAGCCGGTGACTTTCTGTGCCAGTTCGAGGGCGTGCTCTGCATTTGCAGCGTGGAGCTGGACAAACGGCGCGGCGCCGGTGTCCGAGGGGTTCAGGTGCCCGAGGGCATCCCGAGGGGTGTAGTAGCAGCGATAGCGTCTGGCGTTCATGTCCGACTCCAAGTGAAGACGGACGAATACTAGCGGCGCTATCCTTTTGCGTCAATAGCGGCGCTAGGATTAGGTCGGTGCTGATACATGTAGCATTTCGAAACTATGTCCAAGATGCTTTTCTTGTTGTTGGGTGGTCTGGCCTCTGTCGCTGTTGCGGGCGCCTCTGCACAGACGCTCTACCGCTGCGGAAACACTTTCAGTCAGACGCCTTGCGGTGAAGGAGCGCGCGAGGTCCGCGCGTCGGGGGTGGCGCAGCCGGTTGTTCCTCCGCCGCTGGCGCCGATCGATAAGAAGCGTGAGACTGATTTGGCGGCGCGTTGCATCCATGCCATTCGGACCATCCCCTCATGGAAGGATCGCGACAGCTTGAAGATTGCAGTGCCCGAGCGCGCAACGGCTGGGGTGGCGCGCGATGTGGAGGGGCGACGCATTGCCGTTGTCCCGTGGTACGGGCAGGTCAACGCAAAGAACAGCTACGGCGGGTATACCGGCGACAAGATGGCGAACTGCTACTTCGATTCCACCGAATCCCGAATCGTCGATCTATTTATCGCCCCGTAGCGCCAACTTAGAGCTGCTCGCTGCGCCAGGCTGTGAGAATCTTTCCGAAAACCTGGAAGTCCATTCGCTCGGTGATATCAAAGGGGTCGTAGTCGCTGTTGAAGGACTTCGCTCGAAGAATCATCCCGTCCTCCTTGGGAATCCGCTGCAGCTGCTTAATGAACCCTTGCTTCCCGACTCGGAAGAAAAAGACGCCGTCTGTATCCACGACGTTCACGCCCCTGTCGCAGAGAAGTGGATCGCCCGGGTTGTACTTTGGCTTCATTGATGGGCCGAACCCTGTCACGATGCAAAGATTCTTCACGCTTGTGAAGTGGCGAACGTTCATGCGCAACCACTCGTGATCTACGCGCCAGCTCTTAATGAGTCCGGGAGGCTGCTCTTCCAGCTCGAACCCGAATCCCATCGCACCGCCGGTGTCGTACTGCGCAATGATGAGGTCGCCGTTCAAGTCGTTCGGGCGTTGTGGCTGGCCTGCCACTGAGGCGGGATTTAACCGGTCAATCTCCGCCGCCACGCGGGGGCTGAAATCCGCCACGCTGCACTGCAACTCAGCGGCAAAAGCCGCTGCCGCCTTTGGATTCAAAGCGCTTCGACCGTTGAGGTAGTGCCCGACGTTGGCCTGATTTCCAAGGTCGTAGCTCTCGCCGAAGACGGCTTGAGTTCGGTGTGGACGCGAATCCCACAGTTCGCGGAGACGCGCGGCCTCTGCAGCGTGTTCTTCAGTGAGTTTGGATCGTTTGCTGTCGGCCATGATAGAAATTATTAGCGCGGCTGTTGATATGGCAAACTAGCGCCGATATTGACCAATGACACTAGCGCCGCTACTATTCACGGAATGCACAACCTGAAAGTAATCCGTGAACGGCTCTGCGTCACACAGCAGGTGCTCGCCGATGGCATTGGCTGTACGCAGGGGAATATCGGCCACTACGAAAGAGGCCAAACACTGCTGCCTGATGTCGCGGCGAAGCTCATCGTGTTCGCGGCTTCGCGAGGTCTCTGCATTGGCTACGACCATGTGTACGGCGACGCGCCCCTGCCGAGGCTTCGAGCGGAATTCGAGCGTGCGGATGCATAAAGCGTTAGCCGCCGGACCTCGGCCTAGGAAATCCATCCGTTCGCCGGCCGTAGCACGTCTACGGCGGGGGAAAGCACGCGCTCGCACAGTTGTTCCAACGCGGCGCGTTGACGCAGCGCCTGTAGCCCTTGGGCGCCTGCGCTTGCCGTCATCACTTCCATCCATGCCGCGACGTTCTCGCGGCTCAAGTCTGGTTCGACCTCCAGCAGTTGCACGAGCTGCTGCAGGAATTGCTCGATGGCGTCGATGCGCTCCGCCAGCGTCGGAGCAGGACTCGCTTTCGCGAGGCACTGGCTTGTTTTTTCTGAGGTCTGCATGAGGACGAATATCTCAATCGACGAGGCGCACGGCTATGGCGCCGATGAGCCCGTGCCCGACAAGCTGCGCGGCCACGATGCCGCTGCGGCGGCCTACGACACGGCACACGGCTACGAGGGCGGCATCGGCGCGCTTGCCAAGCGCATGGGGCACAACCCCAACACGTTGACCCACAAAGTCAACCTGCAGAACACCACGCATCACCTCACGCTGCGCGATGCCATCGAGATGCAGTGGCAAAGCCGCAATTTCGCCATCCTGCACGCGATGGCGGGCGAGCTGGGCCATACCTGCAGCCGCGCCACGCCGGTCTACTCCGAGGGCGACCCGCTCGATACGCTCGTGCGCATGCAGGTGGCCTATGCCGACTTCGTGCAAGCGATGGGCGAGGCGTTGCTGCGACGCGAGGGCGGCGTGACGCGCAACCAGATGCGCAAGGCCGAGCACATGGCCGCAGAGGTCAACGCGCATGTGGGCCACTGCCTTGGCGTGCTGCGCGGCCTGATGCGGGAGGAACCGAAGTCATGAGCATGAAACTGCTAACGATGGTTTTTGACCGCTATACGGGCGGCCCCGGTGAACGCCTGTTGGCCCTCGCGATGGCCGACTACGCGCGCGACGATGGTTTGCAGATTCGAGCGTCTGTCGCTGCCCTGAGCAAGAAGACCGGGCAGAGCCGCAGCACTGTGCAGCGCCAGCTCACGCGGATGCTCACGGCGGGATGGCTGGTGCGCGTGGAGAGCAGGGCAGGGCGCGGCGGCTTCACGGCCTACCGCATCAGTCCGGCGTGGATCGCAGGGGGCCGAGCGGGCGCATGAGCATCAAGCTGATGACGATGGTGTTCGACCGCTATCCCGAAGGCGGCAGCGAGATGCTGCTCGCCCTGGCGATGGTCGATCACGCGCGCGACGACGGCACCAGCATATGGCCATCGGTCGACGAACTGGCGCGCAAGACGCGGCAGAGCCGCCGCACCGTGCAGCGCCAGATTGCCAAGATGGTGGCTTCCGGCTGGCTTGAGCAGGTGCGGGCGGCAACGGGCAGGCGTGGCCTCACGAACGAGTACCGCGTATCTGCGGCGTGGGTGGCCGGCGAAACGCTCCCTACAACCACGGGTGTCAATTTGACACCCGACGAAAACGCGACCGAAACCGCCACGGGTGACAGATTGACACCCCTCAAAACACCCGAAGTTATCCACACGGGTGACAGATTGACACCCCATGAAGCGGGGTCGAGGGGTGTCACCCGTGACGCGAGGGGTGTCACCGGTGACGCGAGGGGTGACACAGCTATGACACCCGAATCTTCAAGAACCATCATTAACCATACCCCCCTACCCCCCGGCGGGGGGGCGACCGGGTTCGATGAGCTTTTCTCGATCTACCCGAATCAGGACAACAGGTCGAAGGCCGAACGCCGATACCGCCGGCTTGCGCCGACAGCCGCGCAGCAGCAAACGATGCGCGCGGCCATCGAGGCCCAAAGGCTTAGCAAGAGGTGGCAGAAGGACGGCGGTGAGTTCGTGCCCGAATTCGCAACCTGGCTGCGCAACGAGCGTTGGCGCGACGTGCCTCGTGCAACTGGCGCGACTTCGGGTGCATGGCACGAGACGCGCAGCGGCATCGACGCGATGGCCCGCGCCCTGGGCCTTGCCGCATGGGATGAGTCAGCGTTCTCGATGGGTTGCGGCGAGAGCTACCTCGCATTCACCGCACGAGTGCGGCACGCCGTCGATGGGGCAGGGAGTGCCGTATGCGCGTGACCGTTGGATTCGAGGGCAGCGGTCTCGCCAGCGTGCAGGCGCAGCTCGCCAAGCTGTCGGGACAGCAGGCCAAGCAAGCCTATGCTGATGGCCTGAGTGATGGCGGCTTCCGCGCCCGGCGAGAGTGGCAGCGCGAGATGCGTGAGCAGTTCGACCGGCCCACGCCCTACATCCTCAAGAGCGTGTATGTGCGCAAGGCCACGCCCGAGCGGCTGAGCGTGGACATTGAGCCGACCTACTTCGGCGGCAAGGGCGTGGACCCGCAGAAGATTCTGCAGGCGCAAGAGTTCGGCGGCCCGCGGCGCGACAAGCGCAGCGAGGCAGCGCTGCGCCGCATTGGCATCCTGCCTGCCGGCTATCAGACGGCCATGCCTGCCACGCCCTACCCGGGCAGCGATGACGGCCGGGGCAACGTGCGCGGCGGCTTCCTCGTGCGCCTGCTGTCCTACTTCCAAGCCATGGGAGAGCAGGGCTACAGAGCCAACATGACGGACAGGCGCAAGGCCCGTCTGCACAAGGGCACCAAGGACCGCGAGGGCGTGCGCTTCTTCGTTGCATACGGTCGTCTTCGCAGCGGCCCGACACAGCACCTCGCACCTGGCATCTGGGCTGCGACCGGGCAGGACGGATTCATCGTGCGGCCCGTGCTGATGTTCGTTCGTGCTGGCGTCTATGACGCGCGAATCAGCCGCGAGCGCGTTGCCGAGCGTGGAGACCTTCAGGCCTACATCGAGCGCCGCATTCGCTACCGCGTTCGGAAGCTGGTGGGCGAATGACGGGCGCGCTCGACCTGTCGCCCGCCAGGGCGCCGCGCCCCTCCGACCGCACCCCGATGGTGCGGCCCGAGGGTGTCGCGGGTCCTTCGGCAGAGGTGGTCGCTACGGGTAATTCGAACCCCGGACTTGGACTGTTCGGCGGTACTGCTAAGGGGGTTAAGTGAAGGCTGTTGAAGCAATGAGGCAGGCGATTTCGCAGGCCGAGTTTGGCGCATGGGTCGGCGTGAGCGAAGCGCGAGTGAGCCAGCTCATGGCCGAGGGCGTGCTGACGCGCGGTGAGTCCGGCCACGAGTGGCTGATTGCCTACTGCGAGCGCATGCGCGATATGGCGGCCGGGCGTGCCTCGTCGGAGCTGGGCGGCCTCGACCTTGTGCAAGAGCGCGCGGCGCTGGCGCGCGAGCAGCGCCTCGGCATCGCGATCAAGAACGCCGTCGCCCGCGGAGAGTACGCGCCCATCTCGCTCTTGGCCGAGGTGCTGGCGACCGCGAGCCAGTCCGTGTCGGAGCGCTTCGAGCAACTGCCCGGCCTGCTGCGCAAGGTGTGCCCGGAGCTGCCGGACACGGCACGCGACAAGCTCATGTCTGCCATCGCCGATGCGCGCAACCAGTGGGTGCGCGCGACGGCTCGGCTCGTGTCAGAAGCAGTCTCGCCGCCCGAGGACGACGAGCCGGAAGAGGGCGAGGCAGCATGAGCCTGGCCCCGAGCGAAACGCAGCGCGCCGTCATCGCTGCGACCTTGACCGGCCTCGGGCCGCTGAAGATGGAGCGCCCCCAGCCGCTGAGCGCCTGGGCCGAGGACAATTTCTACCTGTCGCCCGAGGCAAGCCACACGCAGGGCGAATGGAAGGCCTACCCGTTCCAGAAGGGCTGGATGGATGCCTTCAGCAATGACGACATCGAAGAGGTGACGGTGCGCAAGGCGAAGCGCGTCGGCTACACGAAGACGCTGCTCGCATTCATCGCCTACAACGCGGCGCACCGCCGGCGCAAGCAAGCGCTGTGGATGCCGACCGACGACGACCGCGACAGCTTCGTGAAGTCCGAAATCGAGCCCATGCTGCGCGACGTGACCGCGCTCAAGGCCGTGACGGTGCCGGGCAAGGAAGACACCATGAAGCTGAAGAGCTTCTTCGGGTCGGTCCTGCACCTGCTAGGCGGCAAGGCAGCACGAGCCTATCGCCGCATCACGGTGGCCGTCGCGATCCTCGACGAAGCCTCTGCCTTCGATGCCAAGATTGAGAAGTCCTCGGACCCGATCACGCTCGCGCGCGGTCGCCTCGAAGGCGCGCCGTTCCCGAAGCTGGTCGCAGGCAGCACCGTGCGTATCAAGGACTTCGACCACATCGAGTACCGCGAGAAGAACGCCGACGTGCGCATGCGATACAACGTGGTGTGCCCGCATTGCGATGCCGAGCACCCGCTGCTGTGGGGCGGGAGGAAGGTGCGCCACGGCTTCAAATGGGACGGCTACGACCATGACACCGTGCGCCACGTCTGCCCGCATTGCCATGAGTCGATCACGCAGGCCGACTACCTGCGCATCTGGGACACGGGCGCAATGTGGGTCAGCGAGTGCGGCCGGTATCGCTACGACCATGACCTGCACGTCTGGACCGATGCGCAGGGCGTTGTCATCCGCGCGCCGCGGCATGTGGCCTTCGTCGAGATGTGGAGCGGCTACAGCCCCCAGCGCGCATGGTCCGACATCGTGCGCGAGTTCCTGGAAGCCACGACCAAGGCGAAGGCCGGCGACACCGCGCCGCTCGAAGGCTTCATCAATGAGACCTTGGCGCAGTATTGGGAGGCCGTTGTGGAGCGCGCCGACGAACACGCGCTCTCACGCCGTGCCGAGGCCTATCGCCGCTTCACGGTGCCGTATGGCGGCCTCGTGCTGGTCACTGGCGTGGACGTGCAGGACAACCGCTTCGAGGTCGTGACCTGGGCCGTTGGCCGCGGCGAGGAAATGTGGTGCATCGACTACAGCGTCATCTACGCCAACCCGGCCGATGAACGCGATTGGGCGCACCTCGATGCCTACCGCCAAACGATCTTTCAGCACGCCAGCGGGCAGGCGATGAAGATTGAAGCCATGGCCGTGGACACCGGTGGCCACTTCACGCACCAGGCCTACAACTACTGCCGCCAGCGCGAACGCGAGCGCGTGTTCGCCGTGCGTGGCGACCCGCAGCCCAGCAAGATGGTGAAGAGCAAGGCCACCGTGCAGGACGTGAACTGGGGCGGCAAGATCATCAAGAAGGGCGTGCGCCTGTGGTACGTCGGCACCGACACGGCAAAGGACTTGATCTATGGCCGTCTGTGCGTCGAGAAGCCCGGCGCCGGATACGTGCACTTCAGCAAGGACTTGCCGCACGAGTTCTACACGCAGTTGACGGCCGAGGCGCGTGTGCCGCAGCGCGTCGCCGGCGGCGAGGCATATCGCTGGATCAAGGCTCCTGGCGCGCGCAATGAAGTGTTGGACTGCACCGTCTACGCCGTCTTCTGCACGCACATGCTCGGCCTGCACCTCTACACCGGGAAGATGTGGCAGCGCTTGGAGTCAATCGTGCAGCCGCCGAACGGAGACCTGTTCGCGGGAGGCCAGCAGCAAGAGGGACCGCACGCCGATGTTTCACGCGAAACGCAGGTGCCCGAGAGCGCGACGGGAAATGTTCCACGCGAAACGCAATCGCTCGAAACCGCTCCAGTCGATGTTTCATGCGAAACGCATCCGACTCGACCAGTGCCCATGCCTGCGGCTGTCGAACAGCCGGCGCCAGAACCGGCGGCGCGTCCGCTGCACGCTCCCGCCCCTGCAAAGCCGGCGCCCGCGCGCCGAACTTTTCAACGCCCGTCACGACAATCCTTCCCCCCTAGATCATGGTGAACGACACAAATAGAAATGACATCGTCCTCGACATCCTCGGTCGTCTGCAGCAAGCGCTCGCCGAGGCCAAGGGAGAGCTTACGCCCGAGCTAGTGAAAGGCATAGAGGCCGACATTCGCGCTGACTGGGGAGGTGACCGGGTGTTCATTGCGAAGCGCCGCAGCGAGGGCCACAGCAGCCGCAATAGCCGCATCTTCCGCGACTACTTGGCGGGTGAGCGGGTCAAGCTGCTATCGCGGCGCTACGAGCTTTCCGAGCGCCAAGTTCTGCGCATCATTAAGATGCCCACGAAGTGAATCGATCTTTCGACAAGACCTGATCCTAGAATTGAGCGAAAGAAAAATTCGAGGAGAAATGAAATGTTCGTTGATCGACCAAAAAGGCTCTATAAATACTTTTCGCCACAGCGGTGGACCTTTTTTCAAGACCTCCGTCTGAGGTATAGCCCCTTTGGGGTGTTCAACGACCCCTTCGAGGGGCGCCCGGATATCACGGCATTTGCTGGGCCAGAAACTCAAATCCGCAACGTGAAAAATGCGTTGAAAGGGGTGGTTGACGAGCTCTATCCCAACCTATCAGTGGAAGATCGTGAGCGAATAGCGATTGAAAAATATCAAGAGCTGTCAGCGAGCGAGGCCTTGACGGCGGACTTAAACCAGCAAATTTCGAGCTTCTTCGCAGCTCAAAAGATCTCAATGTATGAGAAGTTCGATTCGCTGATCGGAGCCCTCTGTCTATGCGAAGAGCGCTACAACTTGTTGATGTGGGCTCACTACGCCGATAGCCATACTGGCTTTCAACTCGAGTTTGATTCGGCGCATGTCGCGAAAACAAAAACGGGCAGCGAGAGGCCCTTGCACAGGGTCCGCTATCAAGAAAGAAGACCTAGCGGTACCCTTGAGGATCTATCCGAGGTGGAAGTGATGCTCAGTAAAAGTAGCCACTGGAGCTACGAGCGCGAATGGCGCGTCTTTGCTCGTTTGGCCGACGCAGTCGAAACCAAAACGTCAACGCCCTATTCGGTTTGCCTTTTCGATGTCTTACCTCAGGCTGTCACTGGGATTGTCCTCGGGGCGCGAATTGATCCCGGTATCGAGATGAACATAAGAGATGCGTTGAGGTTGAACGGAAACCTCAGCCATGTTCAGGTATACCGCGCCGAACCAGACCAAACACACTACTTCTTGAATTACGTTCCCGCGTAGCGTGGTGCGCTGCAATCCGAGCGAGGTTGACAGTTGCAACCTCGCCACGAGGTGACACGAAGCGCCTTGTTGATGTCAGTCTCAGGCTTCGATAGTCCGGTCAACACTGACCAAAGGTCCGACTGTGACTATCGACACCTCCAACCCCGAACCCATCTCCATCATTCCTGGCGATACCGTCAAGTGGGCACGAAGCCTCCCGCGCTACCCGGCCTCAGCCGGATGGGCGTTGAGTTACGAGCTACTCAACGCGATGCATCGCTACGAGATTCCGGCCACCGCTGACGGCGATGCCTTCCGCGTCGTCGTGTCGGCTCAGACCTCGCAGAGCTACGCGCCTGGCTCCTATGACTGGCGGGCGCGCGTCACGAACGCCGATGAGGTCTACACCGTCGCTAGCGGGCGGATGACCGTGGCGCTGTCCTTCGGTGCAGCCGGTGATGTTCGCTCGCATGCCCGCCGCACGCTCGACGCCATCGAGGCGGTGCTCGAAGGCCGGGCCACGAGCGCCACCGCCGAATACGAAATCAACGGCCGTCGCCTGAAGTACATCCCGCTCAACGAGCTGCATGCGATGCGCTCGAAGTACCAACGGGAGGTTGCAGCGGAAGAGGGCAAGAGCGGACCGCGGGGCGTGTCCGGTCGCATCTCGGTGAGGTTCGGCGCATGAAGGCCCCGGCATTTCTTCGCAACCTGTTTCGCGGCAAGGTCGTTGGCAAGAAACAGGTGCGCCGCTTTCAGGCCGCGCGCGTTGACCGCCTTACCGCCGACTGGATCGCCACCTATTCCAGCATCAACGAAGAGCTGCGCAGTGACCTCGACAGGCTTCGCGCACGGGCGCGCGAGCTGCGCAACAACAACGACTACGCGCGCAAGTTCTGCGGCATGGTCGAAACCAACATGGTCGGGCCGGCCGGCTTCGTGATGCAGGCGCGCGTCGAGAACGCGCCCAACAAGGCCGACAAACTCGCGAACGATGCCATTGAAGCGGCCTTCGTGCGCTGGCAGGCCGTGTGCGACGTGACGGGCCGGCAGTCCCTGCGAGATATGTGTGAAACCCTCGTAGGTGGTCTCCCGTGCGATGGTGAGTTTCTTGTGCGCCTCGTGCGCGGTGCTGATGCCCGCAACGAATTCAACTTCGCGCTGCAGCTCATCGACGTGGACCGCATCGATACGACATTCAACGGCGTTGAGCCCTCGACGGGTAACACCGTCATCATGGGCATCGAGGTGGACGCCTACCGCCGCACCGTCGCGGTTCATATCTTCGAGGCGCATCCCAACGACGGCATGCGCACATCTCGCCAGCGCGTGCGCCTGCCGGCCGAGGACATCATCCACGGCTTCAAGGTCGAGCGTGCCGAGCAGGTGCGCGGCATCCCGTGGATGGCGCCGGGCATGCTGAGCCTGCATCACCTGGGCGGCTTCATGCTGGCTGCAGTGCTCGCCGCCGAGCACGGCGCGAATCACTTCGGCTTCTTCACGCAGAACCAAGACGCCGCTCCCGGCACGCTGCCCATCGGTCAGCAAGACGATGACGGTGAAGCCATCACGACTAGCCAGCCTGGCGTCTATGACACGCTGCCGCCTGGCTACGACTTCAAGCCTCATGAGAGCAAATACCCGAATGAGGTCTTCGGTCCCTTCGTGAAGACGGCGCTACAGCGCGTGGCGAGCGGGTGGCGGGTGTCCTATCACGCACTTGCGAACGACCTCGAAGGCGTCAACTTCTCCAGCATCCGAAGCGGCACGCTCGACGAACGCGACCGGTGGTCATCCGATCAGCAATGGTTCATCGACATCTTGCTCAAGCGCGTGCGCGCTGAGTGGATGGTGATGTCTCTGCTGTCGAATGCCATCACGATGCCCAACGGCAGTCCGTTGCCTGCGGCGAAGGTCGCGAAGTTTGCGCCCCACGATTGGCTTGGCCGCCGTTGGGAATGGGTGGACCCGTTGAAGGACATGAACGCGCGCATTGCCGGTGTGGGGGCTGGTCTGGTGGCGCCTCAAGACCTGAGCGCGCAGATGGGCCGCGACTTCTACGACACCATGCTGAAGATCAAAGAGGCGCAGGACCTTGCGAAGCAGCTTGGCATCGTGCTGCCTGCCTACGCCCTGAAGGTGGCCGAGCCCGCTCTGAAGCCGGCGCCGAAGGGGCGGCCTGCAGAGCCCGAGGAAGAGCACGAAGAGGAAGAAGCCACGGCCTAGTGACATTGCGCGCCTTATGAATGTCAGTGCCGCGCCGTTGCAATAGCGGCATGACTTCAAGTCTCCCTCAAGCTCTTCGCGAGCATCTGCCCACCGGTCAACTCAAGCGCGCTTTCGTTGTGGAGCGTGCCTCCATCGACGAAGAGGCGCGCACCGTGAAGCTCGCTTTCGCGAGCGAAACGCCGGTCAATCGCGGCTGGTTCATCGAGGTGTTGGACCTCAGTCGCAAGTCAATGCGCACCGGCCGCCTCACCGCCGGCGCGAACCTCCTTTGTGACCACGACACACGAGATGTTGTCGCGGTCGTTGAGTCTGTGGAAATCGGTTCGGACAAGGTAGCCCGTGCCGTGGTGCGCTTCGGTCGAAGCGTGCGCGCAGAGGAAGTCTTCCGCGACGTGATTGACGGCATTCGCGTCAACGTTTCGGTGGGCTACATCATCCACGAAGCCATTCTGGAAGGCACGAAGGACGGGTATGACACCTACCGCGTGACCGACTGGGAGCCCTTCGAGTTGTCTCTGGTCAGCGTGCCGGCGGACGCGACTGTCGGTGTCGGCCGCAGTCTCGCCGCAGACCCGCAGGCCGCTCCTTCCCTTCCTTCCATTTCCCCATCTTCTACGGAGAACCGCGCCATGACGACGCCTGCAAACACGCCCGCCGCCAACCCGGCACCTGTCATCGAAACCCCCGCCGTGCGCAATCACGCCAGCGAAATCAGCAAGATCGCCGCCGCAATGCCTGGCGGTGCCGAACTGGCGATGCGCTCCATTCAAGCCGGCCACACGGTCGAGCAGTTCCAAGCCGAGGCGATTCGCTCGCTCTCGTCCAAGCCCGTGCCCACCGCCGACATCGGCCTGACGCCGAAGGAAACACGCCGCTTTAGCATGGTGCGCGCCCTTAACGCGCTTGCCAGCCCTGGCGACGTGGCGGCCCGCAGCGCGGCGGCCTTCGAGTTCGAATGCTCCGCCGCGACCTCGCAGAAGCTCGGTAAGGCAGCGCGCGGCATCATGATTCCTTTCGAAGTTCAGAAGCGCGACCTCGTGGTGGGCACGCCATCGGCCGGCGGCAACCTCGTGGGCACCGACCTGATGGCCGGTGACTTCATCACCATCCTGCGCGATGCGATGGTGCTGAATCAGCTTGGCGTGCGCTTCCTCTCGGGGCTGGTGGGAAACATCGCTATCCCTAAGCAAACGGGCTCGGGTAGCGCCTACTGGGTGGCCGAAGGTCAGGCGCCCACCGAAAGCGGCGCCGCCATCGGGCAAGTGGCGATGTCGCCGAAGACGGTCGGCGCTTTCACTGACATCAGCCGCAAGCTGCTGCTGCAGTCGAGCATCGATGTCGAGAGCTTCGTCTCGGCAGACTTGGCAATGGTGCTTGGCCTGGCGATCCAGCGCGCGGCCATCGCCGGCGGCGGCACTGCCAACGAGCCGAGCGGCATCCTCGCGAGGATCGCGGCGAGCGTTTTCGGTGGCGCAAACGGTGGCGCGCCCGACTGGGAAAACGTGGTGGACCTCGAAACCGCGGTGTCGGTCGCGAATGCGGACGTGGGCACCCTGGCCTATCTCACGAATGCGAAGGTGCGCGGCAAGCTCAAGAAGACCTTCGTCGATGGTCCCGGCACGGGCGAGCGCGTGTGGCAGAAGGGCAGCGAGCCGCTCAACGGCTACCGCGCCGCAGTCACCAACGCGGTGCCAAGCAACATCTCGAAGGGGACCGGCACGGACCTGTCGGCTCTCATCTTCGGCAACTTCGCAGACCTCGTGATTGGCATGTGGGGTGGCCTTGACCTGATGGTCAATCCCTACGTGTTCAGCGAGACGGGCACCGTTCGCGTGACGGCGCTGCAAGACGTGGATGTCGGCGTGCGCAATAACGAGAGCTTCGCAACGATGGAAGACGTGCTCACCGCGTAAGTCCATGTTTGCCGAAGACCTTTCCGTTTTCTTCAGCGACTTCGCGGTGAGCGCTTCTTTCACCGTCGAAGGCGTGCAGAAGACCGCGCGCGTCCTCTTCGATCACCCGTATGCGGCGCCCTTCGGGGCGCAGGTCGATGCGGACGCCCCGGCGTGCCAAGGCGCGACGGTGGACCTCGCCGGCCTGCAGCGTGATGACGCGATCACCGTAGACGGGCGAGCGTTCGAAGTGGTGCGCGCCGAGGCGGACGGCACCGGCGTGACCAACCTCGTTCTGCGGAGCGCCTGAGATGTTCCTGCTCGAAATCAACATCTGCGAACGGCTGCGGGCTGCCTTGCCTGCATGGGAAGTCATGGGCTGGTCCACGGGTAAAGGCAACCGCGACGCCGGTGCGCTTGTGTCAGTGATGTTCGCTGCAGGCGCGCTGGCCGACGTGAAGGAAGGCGCGGTAGGTCTGGCACCTGGCTGGAACGTGCTGCTTTCGGTCAAGCGCGGTCCATCCGCTGCGGCGTTGCTCGACACAGCGATTTCAACCGTTGTCGAGCAGCTTCACAACTGGGCGCCCGGCGAGGCCGGCGGTCGCAATTGGGGCGCGCTGAAGCTGGCGCGCTTCGCTCCCCCTGAGTTCGCAGACGGCGGCCTCATCGGCATCGAGCTTCTTTTCTCAACGACTGGCCGCTACTTCGGCCAAGAGTGAACCAACCAACGGAGCCAACATGGCAAACATCTTCGAAAAGAGTCAATACGTCATCCCGCGCGGCCGGGTCTTCTTCGACCTCTACGACGCGGCCGACCAGCTCACGGGCGAGCGCCACCTCGGCAACTGTCCGACCGTGACGCTGAGCATCTCGACCGAGAAGGCGCCGCACTACAGCGCCGAGAGCGGCCCCGGCGTGAAGGATGCGAACCGCGTCGTGCGCATCGACCGCACCGGCAAGATTACTTGCGACAACATGAGCGCGGACAACCGGGCGATGTTCATCTCTGGCGAAAAGTCCACGGTCTCGCAGGCCACCGGCAATGTGGCCGCTGAAGAGATCACCGTGATTCCCGGGCTGTTCTACCAGCTCGGCCGCACCGATGCGAGCCCGGCGGGCGCGCGCAAGGTCACGCAGGTTGTGGTGACGCCGGAAGCCGGCGGCGAGCCCTACGAGCTGGGCGAGGACTACACGGTAGACGCGGCGCTCGGTCGGCTGCAGATCGTCGCCGGCGGCGGTATCGCGGCCGGAAAGATCAAGGTCGCCTATTCGAAGGCCGCCACCACCTGGCTGCGAATCAAGTCCGGTGACAAGGCCGAGCTTCGCGGCGCGTTGCGTGTTCTCTCCAACGTCGCCGAGGGCGAGCAAAGCGATACCTACTGCCCGCTCGTGACGCTGGCGCCCACCGGCGACATGGCGCTCATCACCAGCGATGACGGGTATGTGCAGATGGAATTCGACATCGAGGTGCTCACGCCCCCCAGCGGCGTCGCGATCTTCGTGGATGGCCGCCCCGTCGAGGTCTAACCCTTCGCCTCGCCGCCGCTCGCGCTGAGCGGCGGCGACGCCTGGCGCTTCGCACGAGGCGCCAAACGTCGCCGCACTGGCTTCCCCCTTCACCACTCCCCAAAAGGTTCCCCGTTGGCCTTCAAGCCCATTCAGATCGTCATCAATGCCAAGGACGATGCGTCCAAGGTGTTCGACAAGCTGCAGACGCGCCTTGCCGCGTTCGCTGCGGTTGTGCTTGGCTACTTCGGCATTCAGGCGTTCGCCGGCTGGGTGAAGGGTGGGGCCGACTTCGAACAGGCGCTGAGCCGCGTGCAGGCCGCCACGGGCGCCACGGCGGCCGAGATGCGTGCGCTGCGGAAGGCGGCGCAGGAAGCGGCGGCAGATGCGCGGTACGGCTTCACAGAGCTGGAGGCGGCCGGGGCGCTGGAGAACCTGGCGAAAGCCGGCCTCAACGTCTCTGACGCCATCAAGACGCTGCCTGCGGCGATGCAGCTCGCCCGTGCCGGCGATGTGGAGCTGGCGACCTCGGCCGAGTACTTGACGAAGATCGTGAGCGGCCTGGGCCTCTCGTTCACAGATGCGGGCCGTGTGGCCGACGTGCTGGCGAAGGGCGCCAATGCGACAAACACCAGTGTGGCGGGCCTGGCTCAAGCGCTGAGCTATGCCGCACCGTTGGCGAACACGCTCGGCCTGAGCCTCGAATCGACTGTCGCCATCATTGGCAAGTTCGCCGATGCCGGCATTGACGCAAGCCGCGCCGGCACGGCATTGAACAGCATCCTTGCGCAGTTCTCCGACCCGGCCAGCAAGTTCCGCACAGAGCTGGCCGCCTCGGGCATCACGACGAACAATTTCGAGAAGATGCTGCACGAGCTGGCCGCAGCCGGGCCGGCGGGGCAGCGCGCGATTGCGGCTGTCGGACAGGAAGCCGGCCCGGCCTTGCGTGCGTTGCTCAATCAGGGCATCGGCAAGCTCGACGAGCTCACCAAGTCCCTGCAGGACGCGAAAGGCAGCGCGCTCGAAACTACCGCTGTAATGCAGGCGAATCTCAAAGGCGCATTCAACGGCCTGCTGACCGCTTGGGATTCGACCAAGAATGCACTGACGGCGCCCGTTCTCCCTTTGCTCACGCAAGCAGTCGAGCGGCTCGCCGGCGCACTGCGCGCGGCGGTGGCTGACGGCACGGTGGCGCGCTTCGGCACGGCCATCGCTACCGCCTTTCAGAATGGCATCAAGTGGGTGCAGGCATTCGCCGCGAGCATCGACGTGCCGGCGTTGGTGGCGAAGGCGCAGGCGATGGCCGACCGCGTGGGGGCGCTGCTCGACAGCTTCGGCCAGAAGGCCCAGAACACCGGCAACATCGTGAAAACGGTGTGGGGTGTCGCGTCCGCTGGTGCGAACACCCTGATTGCGACCGTCTTCCTTGTGGCCGAGGCTTTCGCCGGCGTGACCCGCGACATTTTGAGCGGGGTCGGAGCCATGCTGGAGGGCCTCTCGAAGTTGAGCTTTGGCGCCGTGTCGGCGGCGTTCAAGCAAGCTGCGGCCGAGGTGCGTGAGTCGGTCGCCGGCATGAACGGCGTAACCGACGCCTTCGGCGACAAGGCGGCGGAAGCCTTCGACCGTGCCGACAAGGGCGCAGAGGAAGCGCGTGCGGGTTGGACGGGCCTGACCACCGATGCTGAGACCACGACGGCAGCGGCGGGCGCCAGCTCCGCAGCGTTCACCAGCATGGCGGCCTCGATGCAGGCCGCCGGTACGAGCGCGCAGGAAGCGGGCGACAAGGCCGCCGCTTCGGCCGAGGCGCAGCGCGCGAAGGTGGCCGAGGCCGAGGCTGCCGTTTCCCGGTTGCGCGACGAATACAACCAGGCGTTCGCCGCTGGCAATGTGGAGCTTGCGGGCCAGAAGCTCGACGAGCTGCGCAAGGCGAGCGACGTGCTGGGCGCCGCACTTGCTGCGCAAAAGGAAAAGGCGGAAGACGCGCGCGAAGCGGTGAAGCGTCTGCGCGGCGAATATGACCAAGCCATCGCGACCGGCAACCTTGAGCTTGCGGCGCAGAAGCTCGCGGAGCTGAAGAAGGCCAATCTCGCTGCCGCAGACGCTGCCGCAACGAACAAGAAAGCGCAGGCAGATGCGGCGGCTGAGATAGCAGCGGCATTCCAGCGCTCGGGCGTGCAGACGAAGGTCGAGCTTGAGACCGTCGCCAAGGTGGCACTGCGTGACTACGAGTTGATTCGCGACAGCGGGCAGGCCACAGCCATCGGATTGGGCGAAGCATGGAAGAAAGCCGCTGAGGCCGCCATTGCTGCGGGAAGCGGTGTCGCGCCCGGCTGGGTGCAGGCGCAGGCCGCGATGCGTGGCTTTGAGATCGTGCTCGACAGTGCAGGGCGTTCGACACTGAAGCTCAAGGACGCGCAAGCTGATGCGACGAAGTCGGCGAACGAACTGGCCGGCGCCTTGGGCAACGTGACCAACGCCCGAGAGCGTGACCTCGAAGCACGCGAGAAGGCCATCCAGTTGCAAGAGCGCGAGATCGCGCTCGAGAACAAGCGGCTTGGACGCGACGCGAACGGCTTCTCGACCGACAAGACCGGCAAGACCGTGACCGCAGGGAGCGACCTCGGCACCTTGACCGGCATCGCCGCGTTCCTGAAGAACGCCGGCGTCAAGGACGACGAGACCGCACGCCGCATCGCGCGGGAGTTCGCCGACGAGAAGGGCAACGTTCAGTTCTTCAACAACCCGGGCCAGAAGAAGTACGGCGGCGACACGCTGAGCGCTGCGGTGATGAAGGCGGCCGAGAAAGTGACCTTCTTCGGCGACGGCCAGACGCCCACCAGCATTCCGAAGCCTGAGTCCACCCGCACCATCAATCTGCGCCTGAACGTCGATGGGCGCGACTACGGCACGGTGAACACCGACAGCGCCGGCGCGGGTGTCATCGAAGGCCTGCTCTCGCAGCTCTCCGCAGCGAAGGGCGCCTCTTCCAACCGTCCGGGGCGCTGAACATGGCAACGGCAAAGTTTCACGCCCTGGGCGCGTTGCAGATTCCGCGCGGCATGGTTTGGTCCGATGAGTTCGGATGGAACCCCGTCGAGAAAAGCCTCGACTACTCCGTCACGGGCGCCGCGCTCATCGATGCGGGTGTGCGCCTGGCAGGCCGGCCCATCACGCTGCAGGGCGAGGCCGATGCAGGCTGGATCAAGCGCGGCGGCCTCGTTGCGCTGCAGGCGCTCAACGCGGCCGACGCCGTGGGCGAGCACGCCCTCTTGCTGGCCGATGGCCGCAGCTTCACCGTGCAGTTCGCGCCCGGCCTTGCCGTCGAGGGCAAGCCGCTCGCGCGCCCCGAGCTGCCCGCCGACGACTACCCCTATATCGCCACCGTGCGGCTCATCACTGTTTGACCATGACCATTCTCGAATCCGACATCAAGATCGTTGCCACGCAGGTGATGGACGACGTACCCGAAGGCGGCGGCGCACCGACAGCCAAGGTCATCGCGGACGGCGCCAGCAATGCCATCTACAAAGACATCTCGGCGGTGGACCGCGCGCGCGGCGATGTGTCCATCATGAAGATCGCGGCCACCGTGCAGACGATGAACACCGACACCGCGCTCGGTGGCCTCGTCATCATCTCGCGCCCGCCCGTGGACCCGAACGTCAGCCCGGCGCTGTTCTACACCGGCGACTTCTTCGACCGCCGCGCCAGCATCCAGAACCGAATCGAGGCCTACACGTCGCCGGGCGAAGAGCTCAACGGCTTTCTGCTCTCCAACCATGTGCAAGGGCAGCGCTCGCTTTTGATCTTCCAGCGCCCCGGCGCCACACCGCCGAGCGTCAATGGCACGCTGCAGATCAGCGGCGGCGGCAAGGCCGAGTACGTGCGCGTGTCCGACGTGTCGGTCGAACAGCGCACCTACAGCTACAGCGCCGGCAATGGCTCGTTCGTGGACTATGCCGCGCAGGTGTGCGTCTGCGAGCTTCTCGACGGCCTGAAGAACGACTACAGCGGCACCGCGGCGAATCGCCTTTTCGAGCGCACCGCAGCCGCCGCGGCGATCAACAAGATGCTCGTCGCCAATGCGTCGAAGTTCTACGGCATCGCCAAGCTCGCGGCCAACGTGACCACCGGCGACCTGTCTGCCAAGGTCAACACCATCAGCACGCAGCTCGTGCCCAGCGCCACCACGGAAATCCCGCTCGTGGACATCTCGGCGGGCGGCTCATCGACCTCGCTCGTCGCCTCGGGCGCCGGCACGGTGTCGCTGAATACGAGCGTGGCCTTCGGCCCGAATGTGGTCATCGCCTTCGGCAACTCGGCGTATCCGGGCACGCTGTCGGTATCGACCTCGGCGGGCACGCTGACCGATGACGGCGGCCGGCTCAAGCTCGGCGCGCTGACCATCGGCAGCGTGAACTACGCCAGCGGCTCGATGACCTTCGCGAGCGACGCGCCCACGATCACGGGAAACAAGGCCATCAGCTTCCGGCCCGCCGGCGCACCTATCGAGCTGGCCGACTCCACGTCCATCGTGGTGACGGCCGAGAGCCGCCGTATCAACTACCCGCTGACCATCCTTCCGCCGCCGGCGCCCGGCTCGCTGCGCGTGGCATTCCGTGCGGGCGGCAACTGGTACGAGCTGGCCGACGACGGCGGCGGTCGCCTGTCGGGCACCAGCTCCAGCATCGGCAGCGGCACCGTGGACTTCGCGACCGGCACGGTATTGCCCACGCTCGGCAGTCTGCCCGACGTGGGAAGCGAAATCATCTTCACCTGGGCGGCCAAGTCGAACTACAAGGACCGCAGCGGCACGCTCACGGCGGCCGTGTCCATCATGCTGGCACTCGACAACCAGGCGGCCCAGTCGGGCACCGTCTCGGTGGACTGGAACGACGGCACCGCGCGCCACGCGAGCGACAACGGCAGCGGCTTGCTCACAGGGGACGCGACCGGCCCGGTGTCCTATGCGTTGAGCCGCGTCGAGGTGCGGCCCAACGTCCTGCCGGGCTCGGCCGTGGCCTTCACGGTCGGCTACAGCCACGGCGAGGCGTCCTCGAAGGCGTTCCCGGCGCCGGCGCGTGAAGTCGATGGGTCCATCACCCTGAACCTCGGCAAGACCAACATCGCGCCGCGTTCGCTGTCGCTCGACTGGAACCTCGTCCTGATGTCCACCGGCGGCGTGCCGGCCAGCCAGTGGGTGCCGCAGAACTTCGCGTCGAACAAGAGCGTGACCGACAACGGCGCGGGCAAGCTGGTGGATGGTGTGGGTGTCGAGTTCGGCACCATCGACTACGCCACCGGCATGGCGAAGCTGTACCCCGAAGCCGTCGTCAGCGTGGCGGTGCCGCAATGGGTCGTGAGCCCGCAGGGTGTGCTCGGCACGGTGCTGTCGCCGAGCCTGCCGGGCTTCTATCGCAACACCCTCACGGGCTACACCTATGCCGTGCTGAATGCGACACTGCCGGCCGACTCGACCGCGCTCGTGAGCGCGAATTTCCGGGTCGCGGGCGCAGGCACGACGAAGAGCCAGACCTTCAACCAGCCCAAGCTCTCCATCAAGCTGTTGCCCAACTTCAGCGAGGCCGGCGTGCCGGGCTCGATCAACTTCGCGTTAGGCGGCAAGACCTACTTCGACCGGGCGGGCAGTCTCTACACCGACCTCGACCCGGCCACGGGCGCCGCATCGCTGGCCGGCACCTACGACTACGCCACGAACGTGGCCTCGCTCACGACCTGGCCGGCCTCGGCTTCGACCTCGGTCGTCGTCAACAGCCTGTTGACCACGCTCGACGGCCAGCCGGTGGAATACGTGGTCTTCCGCACGCCGGTGGCGCCTGTCGTGCCCGGCTCGTTCCAGCTCCTGGCAACGCGCCTGAACGGCGGAACGATCAACGTCACGGCCGATACCTCGGGCCTCATCAACGGCACGAACGTGAACGGCACCTACGACTACTCGACGGGTGTCGGCAAGGTGCGCTTCGGTGACTGGGTGACAGCCGCCGGCAATGAGAGCGCGATCTGGTACTCGGCGGATGCCGTGGGCAGCGACGGCAAGATCTGGCGGCCTATCCCCGTCTTCGCGAGCACCATCCGTTACAACGCGGTCGCGTACACGACGCTGCCGGTCGATGCCACGCTGCTGGGCCTCGATCCGGTGCGCCTGCCCTCGGATGGCCGCGTGCCGATCTTTCGCAAAGGCGAACTTGCCGTCATTCACAACACCAAGCGCCTGGCGCCGACGACCGTCTCCAACGGGATGACGCTCAACGCGGGGCGCGTGCGGCTCTCGCGCGCACGCCTCATCGGCGCCGATGGGCTGGGCATCGAGGCCGGCTACACCCGCAACCTCGATGCCGGCACGCTGACAGTCACGGATGCCTCGGCCTTCGTGCAGCCGGTGGTCTTCGAGCACCGCATCGAAGACCTTCTGACGGTCTCCGATGTCGGCATCGATGGCCGCCTGGCGTTCGCCGGCCGCATCACGCACGACTACACCGCCGGCGACAGCTACGTGAGCAGCGCGCTGCCGATGGGCGACGTGAAGGCGCGCGTGTCGCTGCTGTTCGATCAGCAGGCATGGACCGGTGTCTGGTCCGACAGCCTCATCGGCAACCAGGCGGACCCGTCGTTCAACGACATCGACTATCCGATCACGGTCACGAACAAGGGCGCCGTGACGGAGCGGTGGCGCATCCAGATGAATGCCGGGGGCACTGCCTACAACCTCATCGGCGAGCACGTCGGCCAGATCGTGACGGGGCAGAGCCTGACGGCCGACTGCTCGCCGCTCGGCCCTTCGGGCGTGCCCTACATGACCATCCCGGCCGCCGGCTTCGGCTCGGGCTGGGCCGCTGGCCAGCTCATCCGTTTCAACACCGTGGGCGCGACGTTTCCCTTTGTGCCGATTCGCACCGTGCAGATGGGCGCCGAGACGGTGCTCGATGACAGCTTTGAAATCTCGGTCCTCATTGGTGTGGACCGCCCCTAACTCGCTCAAGGAAAAGCATGGCTTCCATCGTTGACACCAGCGTCAAGAATTTCAACAGCACGATGTCGGGCGCGCCTGCGCTGAGCGGTACGGCCGGCTCGCTCATTGCCCTGCTCGATGCGGTGCTCGTGAACGGGTTCGACATCAAGGCCGCGAGCGCGCTCACGGTCTCCGGGGGCATCGCCTCTATGCCGTTCATTGGCTCGCACAGCGCGCAGGTCGAGAGCGTTATCAGCATCACGGGCATCACGGGCGCCTATGCCTCGCTCAATGGCGAGCAGAAGGTCACGTCGGTGGCGGCAGGGGTGGTGCGCTTTGCCACCTCGCTGGCCGATGGTGCGGCGTCGGGGACCATCAGTTTCAAGATGGCGCCGCTGGGCTGGTTGAAGCCCTTTGCGGGGACGAACCTCGCCGCGTACAAGGCTTCGGACGTGGCAGCGAGCGGAATGCTGCTGCGTGTCGATGACACCGGGACGCAGTCCGCGCGTGTGCGCGGATACGAGTCCATGAGCGACATCAACAACGGCCTCGGGCCTTTCCCGAATGAAACGCAGATGGCGGGGGGTGGCTACTGGGCTAAGTCTGTGGCTGCCAGCTCAGCGGCGGTGCCGTGGGCCATACACGGCGACGGGCGCTTGTTCTATTTCACGGCGGCGCCAGGCGTGGCGAACACTCCTGCAGCGCAGTCAGGCGTCACGCGAGTATTTGGTGACATGTTGCCTCTGCGTCCCGGGGGCGATCCGTACGCATGCTATTTGTGTTACTCAAACGCGACATCGAGTGTCAATCAAATCGATGCGGGTGTTGGAAGCGGTGGCGATGTACTCAGATTTGCGGCTCCGCGTGATTTCACCGGACTGGGATCATCAGTCTTGCATGCGAAGTACCCCTATACCTTCTCATCGGCTATCGCTGTTTCTGGGTTGTCGGGTGCCTTCGGACCTTTCCCGAGCATTGTTGACGGCTCACTCATGACGTCTCGGCAGTTTCTGGCGTCGAACTCTGGTTCCGCTCCGCCGCGGGCCGATTTTCCCGGGGTCTACCATTGTGGACAGACGGGGGTTTGGGACACTTTCAAATTTCTTGATACGGCGCCTGCGGCCGGTGTGCTGGCGGGTCGAACATTGCAGGCCCTGCCCACGTCAAACAGCGGGTTATCGACGGGCTCGACCAATACGAACACAGGCGTGCTCATGGTTGACCGCACGGGGCCTTGGCGCTGAGATGGCGGCGCATCGCTACTGGCGGGCCCTGTCATTGGAGGCCTACGGATTCAAGGGCCTTGAGCTGAGCGAATTTCAGCTCATGGCGGGCGCCAGCCGCGTCGATGCGGCTGCGACCCTTACGGCGAATGTTGCGCCCGCTTCGGGCTCGCTGGCAAGCCTCAAAGACGATTCACTCAATACGTCCGCGTTCTGGAGTGCGGCCGACGTGCGCGCGCTGGTGTTGGCGTGGGACTTCGGTTCTGGCGGCGATCAGGACATAGGGGATATCCGTCTTGGGTCCGCTGCCGATCCCGCGAAGTTTCTGCTTGTCGCGCGAATGCAGTTTTCGGACGACGGCGTGACGTGGATCAATGCCTTCACGGCATCCGGTATTCAGTGGCCGGGGGTGCGTGCGAAGACGGCGAGCGTCGTGGACAACACCGGACCGAACACGGTCTCGCTGCTGCACTTCAATGGCGCCAACGGGTCAACGACGATCACGGATGAGCGTGGCAAGGCATGGACCGCACAAGGCAATGCGCAGATCAGCACGGCGGCACCGATCTTCGTCGGCCCTTCTTTGCTGCTCGACGGTGCCGGCGACTGGGTGCAGACGACGAGCGGGCTCACGGACTTTGCATTCGGCACCGGCGACTTTGTAGTTGAGTGCAGATTCCGGACGGTTAAGTCCGGCGCGCAGGTGCTGCTCGACTTTTATGCGACGGGTGGGGCGGGCAAAAACTGGCAGTTATGGCTTAACGGCAATCGAGTGCCCGAGTGGTACACGGGCGGTCCATCGAACGCCATAGCGCTCACGGCAAACACCGGGGCTGTGACGACGGGCGACACGCATCACGTTGTTGTACGCCGAATTTCGGGTGTCTTGACAATCTTTGTCGACGGCGCCCCGGCTGGGTCTGCTGTTGACATGAACGATTACTCGAACGTCGGGGCGGGTCAATTCGCGGTCGGAGCGCAGGTGGGCGCCCGCAACGCTGCTTACGACGTGCAGGGAAATATCGACGAGGTGAGAGTCGTCAAGGGTTCGGGCGGCGTGCTGCGCCTTCCTTTCGTCCCGGCTTGGATGCCTGAATACGACCTTGCGACGAAGTACGCCATCAACAGTACTGTTTACGCCCGGCCCGCTTTCGATACGCCCAGCCCGACAGCGGCAGGCAATATTCCTGTGTATGGGGTGCTTCGCGAAATCCCCAGCCGCTTCCGAGGCCGTGCGGACTACCTCACGGGCGTGCTCGGGCAGGGCATCGGTCGCGTGCGCGGCTTCACGCTCGACTATGTCAACCCGCTGAACAAGCCCTATCCCTGCCGCGTGGTTCTGGTGCGCGAGTCGGGCAATCTCACTGTGCGTGAGCAGTGGTCCAAGGCTGACGGAAGCTATGACTTCCAGTTCGTCGACGAATTGCAGAGCTACACCGTGATTGCCTACTACGAAGGGCACGCAAAGCGCGCGGTGATAACGGACGGCCTCACGCGCGCCAATGGAAAAGTGGAGTTGATGGCATGAACGTGCTCGCCATCAATGCAATGTTGGCCGGGCCGGGCTTCGTGGCCTGGCTCGGCGAAGGCGCGCGCTTCCTGGCCTGCGATGGGGTGCAGCCCGGCGAGGGCGGCCCGCTCACCAACGTGCTCGCTGCTGCAGTGCTCGCCGTCCCTGCCGGCACCGTGGATGCCGGCGCCCTCAGGCTGGTGCAGGCCGACACGGCGGGCGATCTGGTGCTCGCCACCGGCGTGCCGACGTGGGGGCGCATCGTGCGCGCAGATGGCGTTTGGGCCATCGACTACAGCGTGAGCGGTCCCTCCGGCGCCGGCCAGGTGAAGATCGTCGTACAGAACCCGCCCGAGGGCGACCCGGAAGCGAAGCTCTATCAGGGCGGAACCTTCTTCATCGGTGAGGTGGTCATCGGTGGTTGACGACCTCATCTTTCGGAAGGCGCCGCTCGACGGGCCGCCGAACATCCTTGTTTTTGGCGAGCCTGATGAGCCCACCGGCGGCGCGGCCTATGCGCTCGGGCGCATCCCGCTGCCTGGCTTCTTCGCTTCGGGCGGTGCCACGGTCACGAGGCCGCCGCTTGCCACGGCCGCTGGGCGGCTTTCGCTGCCGGTCTTCATGGCTCGCGGTGTCTCGAAGTACTCGAGCGCCGTCTCTCGTCCGCTGGTGGGCAAGGTGTCGAGCCGCTGGCAGGTGGCGGCGCAGATCGAGGGCGGCGCCGTGGCGAAGCACCAAAGCGCCGAGCGCGCGCGTGCTGGCAGCGTGTCCCGGTGGCAGATGGCCGAGCAGCGCGCCGGCGGCGTGTCGGCCGCATGGCAGGACACGCTTCATTCGCGCACCGCTGCGCTCGCCCGGCATCAGGCCGCGCACCAGCTCGAAGCCGGCGCCGGGCTTCGCTATCAGGGCGCGGTGCAAGCCCGCTCCAATGCCGCCGCGCGATGGCAAGAGGCGCAGGGCCTGGCGCTGGAGCCGGTCGGCATCCGTTACCAAGAGGCCGAGCGCCTTCGCCGCGACGTGGCCGCAGCCTGGCAAGAGGCGCAGCGCGTGCAGGTTCGCCATACCGGCCGCTTCGGCGCGGCGCTGCAGCTCGACGTGGGCCGCGTGGTGCGCTGGCAAGCGGCCATGTATCCGCTGCCGGGCCGCTCGGTCATCGTGCCGCCCGAGGTGGACCCCTGCTATGTCCCATCGACCACGCTCGTTTTCGGCGAGCGCCAGCGTTACAGCACCACGCTGATTTTCATTTGCGAGCGGCACCAGCCCTCGCCCGGCACCGGCGAAACCGTCGTGGTGCCCGTCCTGGAGGCCTACACCGTGCAGAACAGCATCACCCTCGTGCGCTTGGACAGCGGCGAGGAAATCGAGGCCCTGGCCTTCTCCATGAGCCTCGATGCCGACTCGTGGACCTGGCGCTGGAATGCCACGCTGCCGGGCTCGGCGTGGCCCGTCATCCGCCGCGGCATTCACGCGGCGCCGGTGGACATCCTCGCCACCGTCAACGGCGTGCCGTACCGGCTGAGCGCGACCAACTGCAACCGCGACCGGCGCTTTCCTTCTACGAGGGTGCAGGTAGAAGGCAAGGGGCGCGGCGCCATGCTCGATGCGCCGTATGCGCCCACGCTCAACCATGCATCCACCGCGACGCGCAGTGTCGAGCAGTTGCTCAACCTGGCGCTGACTTACAACGGCGTGAGCATCGGCTGGGGCGTGGACTTCCGCCTCATGGATTGGACCGTGCCCGGCGGGACGTGGGACTTTCAGGGGAGCTACATCGGCGCGGTGCTCGACATCGCCAGTGCGGCCGGCGCCATCGTGCAGCCGCACGCCATGGATGCGACGCTGCGTGTCTTGCCGCGCTATCCGGCCGCGCCGTGGAACTGGAGCACGCTCTCGCCCGACTTCGTTCTGCCTGCTGCGGCGGTGTCCGTCGAGGGCATCCAGTTGCTCACGCGGCCGGACTACAACCGGGTTTTCGTGGCCGGGATGAACAGCGCCGGCGTGCTGGGACAGGTCACGCGCAGCGGCACCGCCGGCGACAGCGTGGCGCCGATGCTCACGCATGCGCTGACGACCGATGTCAATGCCGTGGCGCAGCGCGGCCTCGCCGTGCTCTCGGACACCGGCGCGCAGGCGAGCGTGAGCCTGAGCCTTCAGGTGCGGCCGGAAACCGGCGTCATCCTGCCCGGCGCGTTCGTGCGCTACGAGGACGGCGCCGAGACGCACCTCGGCCTTGTGCGCAGCACCTCGGTGAACTGGCAACGGCCCGTGCTGCGCCAGTCGATCACCCTCGAAACGCATGTGGAGGCATGAGCATGGCCTCGACCAACCTATTCACCGCCTTCATCGAGCTGCTGCCGAGCTATCCGCTGCAGGTCGCAACCATCACCGCCATTGAGGGCGAGGTCGCCCGGCTGGCGCTGCCCGGCGGTGGCGTGCTCACGGCCCGGGGCACCGGCGCCGTCGGCGATCAGGTCTTTGTGCGCGATGGCGTCATAGAAGGCCAAGCGCCCTCGATGCCCTTCGTGCAAGTCGAAATCTAACGAGAGAGAAGAGGCACCACATGGATATGGGCGACATCGCCGGCAACCCCATCGCGCAGCTCGCGGCGCTGGTTCTTTCGATTGCTGGCGGATACAGGGTCTGGCGCTCGCAGCAGCCGACCGAAGCAAAGGAGCGCGCGGACAGCGAGGGGCAGATTGCCGCGCTTGCGACCTGGCAGGCGCTGCTCGAAGGCGAGCGCGCAGCGCGCGTGAAGGCCGAAGAGCGGGCCGACAAGTTCGCGGCCGAGCGCAACCAGGCGATGCAAGAGCTTTGGGAAATGAAGGGCCAGCTCAAGGCCATGAACGAGACCCTCACCGCGCAGACGCTGGAGCTGGGCTCGCTGCGCGACCTCGTTCGCCAACTGAAGGACCAACGCAATGAACAGTGAACCGCACACCGATTCCGACCGCGCGCCGCTCGATGAGCAGCCGCGCATGCGCGTGCCGCATCAATGGCGCCGCCTCTTCGAGACCGTGGGCGTCGTCGGAAGCCTGTTCCTCGGCGGCTTCGGCTCGGGCTACTTCTGGGCCACGCGCAATGCCGAGGTGCAGATGACGCGCCAGCGCGATGACCACCTGGCGGAAATCGACCGGCTTCGCGAAGCCTTCGGCGACCGCCTTACTTCCCTTGCCGGCCGCGTGAACCAAGCGGCCGGCACCGCGGCCAGCGCTGCGCAGACAGCGGGCGAAGCCGCCAGCACCGCGCAGAGCGCCGCACAGACCGCCAACCAGGCCGCGAAGACAGCGGCAAAGGAGTTCAAGAAACCATGATCGACACACAAACCCTCATCGACTGCACCGGCGCCACGCGCGCCAACGCCGAGCGCTTCGTACTGCACCTGGCGGACGGCATGAACCGCTTTCGCATCCACTCCGATAGCGCGGTGGCCGCCTTCCTCGGCCAGCTCGTGATCGAGTCCGCCACGTTGGAGAAGGTCGAAGAGGGCCTTTACTACACGACGGCCGCGCGCTTGCGCGAAGTCTTCCCGAGCCTGTTCGTGCAGGGCGGCTATCGCGCCGAAGACTACCTGCGCAACCCGCGTGCGCTGAGCATGCTGCGCTACAAGGGCTTCCATGGCCGAGGGTTGATCCAGCTCACTTGGGAAGACGCCTACATCGCGGCCGGGCGCGCTATCGGCGTGAACTACCGCGACAACCCCGAGCTGCTGCTGCAGCCGCAGCATGCCGCGCTGTCGGCGTGCTGGTTCTTCGCCGACTTCAAGGGCTGTCTGCCGTCGGCCGAGCGGGGCGATGTCTACGACATCACGGGGCGCGTCAACGGGCCGAAGCGGCTGAAGCTGGCCGAGCGCAAGGCGGCCACCGCTCGGGCTTACAAGGTGCTGAGCAAATGAGCCTGCTGCAAACCCTGTTGGTGGCGCTCGGGTTGAGCGTGGCCGGCAATGCCGTACTCGGCTGGGCGTGGGTGGGAGCGCGTGAAAAGGCGGCTACGTCGGTGCTGCAGCGCGACGATGCACGAGCGGCGGCATCCGCGTGTAGCGATGCAACCGACGACCTCCGCGACCTGGCGGACAAGCGCGCGGCCGAGGCAAAGAAGGCGCAAGCTGCGGCTCGCACGGTGGCCCTTGGTCATCAGGTGAGCGCGCAGACGATCCTCGCGACGCCGGCCGCTGTGCCGGGCGATGCCTGCGCGAGCGCGCAGGTGCGTGTCGATGGTTGGTTGAGGGGGAGGGCAGGGCAATGAAGGTTTGCGCACGTCTCTGGGCCGCTTTGGGCCTTTGCGCGGTGCTCGCAGGCTGTGGCGTGGCGCCCGTGCAGTCGGTGAAGGTGCCTGTTCCCGTCGAGTGCCGTGTGCAACGACCGGTGCGGCCGGCCATGCCGACCGAAGCGCTCGCGCCTGGCGTTGATCTTGACCGCTTCGCGGCGGCGGCGATGGCCGAGATTGAGCTGCGCGAGGGCTACGAGCTGGAGCTAAATGCGGCTCTCGCTCACTGCACAGCGCCGATGTAGCTTACAAAAAAGAGACCCGCCAAAGCGGGTCAAAGGGTCATCGACTTGACCCGAGGATGCGGCGAGGGCCGCCGCGGGTCGATTCTCCAACTGAGGGACGCAAGGTGTGTGTGAAGAAATCCGCGACAGAGTGTCAACAAAGGTGAGATGAGCATTTCTCTCCTCATAGATCGCTTTGTTCTGGCGTCGGGCGTCTGAGCTTGCCCGCATTCTCTGCCACAGCCTTCGGGCGGGAGTGTTGCTCAACCCTTGATTGATCGGCGCAGTTCGATCGGACCGATGCCGCTGTAGACCGTATTGCCATCCTTCAGGGACACGACGGTCCAACGGTCGCCCGGGGTGACCTTGTAGTCTCCTGGCGCCAGCGGCAGCTCGAATTCTTCGCGTACCTTGTCGCTGTACCAAGCTGGCGTGTAGAGGGTGGTAGTTTCGGTGGGAAAAATGTCGGCTTGGCTCATGTGTGGATTGTCGCGGGCTAGAAGAGGTCGTCGACGGGGGGCGGGGGGGCGGTCTGATTGTCGGCAGGCGGCTCTGCTGGCTTGACCTTCTTCGTTCGTGGCGGCAGGGGAGCAGGGTAGGTGTCGAGTTGACCCATCCACTGCTTGAAGAACTTCGGAGCGCTGGCGACCGGGCACGTCAGCCACTCGTCGTATTGCTCGGGGTCAAGGATGACGACCATGCGTTTCTCGTCGCCCCACTTATGGAATCGCGACATCACAGGGTGGCCGTCAGCATTGACCGTCAGCATCGCGAAACTGAACACGTCTAGGCCGGTCTCCGTGTCAACCCACTTCTCCCAGATACCCGCGATGGCAAGTGGCACCTCGCCAGGCTGCTGGATGCGCCAGCGCACCGGCTTCGCATCGGCGGTCTCGTAATAGGGCTCGAAGATGGCTTCGGCGGGCACGATGCAGCGCTGCCCGAGGCGCCAAGCGTTGCGAAAACTGGGCAGGCTCGAAACGGTCTCCGACTTGGCGTTGTAGGTCCGCCGTCCGTAGGTCAGCTCCTTGGCGAACTTGGGCACCAAGCCGAATGCGCCGTCATCGACACGTCGATTGCCTGAGCCGTCTTCTGCCAACCTGATGAAAGGAGCCATGCCAGTCGGCCACGCGATGACAGGGCTTTCGTCCCCTTTGCGCACTACGCCGAAGAACGACAGCAGGCGGTCCGCCCGGGTTACTGCTTCATAGTTGCTGCACATGGACGTTCCTCAATCGGTCATGTCGTCGTCGTTGACATCGAACCCGCTGGATGACCGTGGGTTGTGGCGGGCAAGGGCGGCATAGGCTTCTTCGTGGTGCACCACGCACCACCATGTCTGCTGCGTGTGGGTTGGTTTGCTTTTGACGGCCCGAAACGTGATCTCTACCCCTGTGAGCATGATGCCGCCGTCCTTGATGGCGAGGATGCGCGCGTAATGCAGCGGCTCCAAACAATCTTTCTCCGGGTCCTTCAGGCTAAGTAACCGGGCGTCCCACGTCCGCCCGTAGTACGCGGGGTTTGCTTTCCTGAAATCAAGCCAGCCGCGTGCGCCGGTCTCGCCTTCGAGCTGCGAGCGCGAGCGCCAGTGTCCATGCCTGCGGAGAAGGACTACGTTTGAAATCACTGTATAAGCATACAGTGATCAGGTCGAGCTGCTATCTCCGAAAACGGCCGAATTCGGCGGAATTTCCGGCGCGGTTCGGCCTAGTTTGTCCCGCTCTTGTCCCGGTTGGAAAAAAGCCGTTGAAAATCAACGGCTTGCGGATGCCTGTGATGGGGACCGAACCTGTAGATTTCCGGTGCCTCGCGGATACACTTGTTGCCATGAGCCAAACGTTCGAGAAAGCACCTCTCGTTGAGATCATCGTCGAGGTTCGTTGGGCTGACGCTGCCGGTTTCCCGCAAGCGGGCGGTGGCCTGCTACAGCTCCCGGTCAACAACGCTGCAGATGAGTTCTACATGCGCTTTGGAGGGGCGGCTTACTCCAATGGTTTTCGTCAGACTGAGCGACTAGTCCCGCCGGGGTTTCCTGTCATGCCAGGGCAAGCGATCTATCGCTATCGGCCAGCATCGGATTTCCCTGATGAGTTGGCGCGGTCAGCTTTGTGGCAAATTGGCTCCGGCGTGTTTACTGCGAACGCTACGCCCCCATATAAATCTTGGCTTGAATTTTCGCCCTGGGTTGCGAAAGGAATCCAAGCAGTTTTGGATACTCGGAATGAAGCCGAGAAGAATTCCGACTTCGCGAGCATTTCCCTTAGATACATAGATGCGTTCACGTCGGATTTTATTGGTGGATTGTCTTATGAAGAATTCCTGCAAGAGCGATTAGGGTTTAAGGTTCAGTTGCCTCCAGCGATTGAAAAGATGGCTGCGGATGGAGCAACTGCGGAACACATCATTCAGTTCAGATTGTTGCTGCAGAACGGAATGAGTTTGACAGTATTGGCTGCAAAAGGAACATCGAACGGTGTTGACGCACTGATATTGAATACCACCGTCTCTACTACTGAAAAAACTGCTGCGAACGTTGAAACCGTGATGGCTAAGCTTAGCGATGCTCGAAATATGATTCACAATTCATTTGTGGAAATGACGTCGGATATCCACGGAATAATGAAGCCCACTTCAAAGGACTGAAATGGAAGCCGTACTTGACAACTCGATCACGTCGCCTACTAGACAATTGGCCTCCACAGTGTCCTTAAGCGGATGGATGGCGCGGCCTTCATATGTGCAGCAGGTAAAGCAGGGAAGTATGGCTTCTACCTATGAGGGCGTTGTGGGGGATAAATTTATCCAGGAACTTGGACGCTTGGGTGAGGATTGGGATGGTTATGGTGCGGCATCGATCGACATATCCATCATATTGCGCGCCAGAGAAATCTATGCCTCGTTTGTAAGACAATTGCCTGCGCCAGATATTAGTCCAAATCCAAATGGAACGATCTCTTTTGAATGGACTAAGGATGGTGCCTCCGCACACTACGAGGTCGGTCGAAGCGGCTATAGTTTTTACTTAACGCCGAGAAATGGCGAGTCACAGTACGCTAAGAATGATCATTCCGCCGTCGATACGCAGTGGATTGCAGGAATGATCGCGGATCAAATTTTTTCGGGCATGTCGGTGGACTATAGCGTTGGCAATTTCCATTGGTGGGAAAGCAGTGTGCACATCTGAGGTTGAGTGCGATATACCCTCTGATATACCGGATGAAGAAAAAGTCGTTCGGGCAATAAAGACGCCTTACTACTTTCATAAAACTCGGAAAACTGAGCTAACGTCGCGCGCGCTTTACCCGCCGCCAGAGTCATCTGACGCTTCGGTGACTCGCCATTGCATGGGCAATGACTTTTGTGCAGACAAAAGTCGCAGCACGGTGAAAGAAGAGGATGCCAGCAGCTATTGTGGGATGCTGGTTTTTGCTGCTAGCGTGGCGCGGGAAACAGGCACGGATGTCTATGATTACCGCGCCGACTTTTGTGGTCATGCACATATCAATCACGGCGTGTCGATGCCACCTCGCGGCGAGACGATGGACCCAAAAGAGCGAGAGGCGCTCGATAAGAAGTGCAAGGCCATACTCGCTTCGGCGGTCTTCCATCAAGATGCTTACGGCGCCGGCCCAGGTTGGAACGGCGCCCCCTTGTAGTCCCGCCGCAGGAGTGGCAATTTTTGTGTGTCGACTCGACAAAGCTTTGGCCGAGGTCCTCTAAGCTTTCGTCCGTCCATGCTTTGCTACCAGCTGCAATGCCCGGGTAGCGTCGCGATGATCAAGGTATTGGCCGTGGTATCCGAGAGATAACTCGTTGAAAGTAAACAGTTTTCTGCTCTCACACTCTCCGCCAGAATCAATCTTTGGCAGTTTTTGAAAGTCCCGCGCAGCCTCTGCGAAGGGACTTTTTCATTGGCGGACTACTCCTCGCTGCAGCATCTCCGCGCCTACGCGGCTCCCAGCGCCGTATCAATGGCCTGCAACAACCTGTCCGCATTCACCGGCTTGAACAAGACCGGCACACCTGAATCGCGCACGCGCTGAAGGCGTTCCGGCGCGGTCTCGCCAGTGATAAGAAGCAGCGGCATCGGCTTGCCATTGCGCCGATGCAGGCGCAGGCCGGCTTCGAGCCCGCTGCCGCCGTCGGCCAGTCGGAAGTCACACAACAGCAGTTCGAACGGCCGCCCATCGGATTCGGCCTGAGCCAGAGCCATGGCCGCCGCGCGTTCGTCGACGACCGCCTGGACATCGAATGCGTGCGCGCGCAGCAAGGCGCTCATTGCGCTGCGGATTTCGGCTTCGTCGTCGATGAGCAGTACGCGCCGAGGCATAGCGCGTGATGGGGGCTGGGCCGGCGGCTGCCGCATCGACTCTTCCTGCTGACGCGTGGCCGGCACGTGGCTGATTGGCGTGCCGGCTGGCCGGCGCGTTGCAGACACATACACACGAAAGCGCGTGCCGCGACCGACCTGCGACTGCACTTCGACGGGATGATCCAGAAGCCGCGATAGCCGTTGCACGATGGATAGCCCGATGCCAAGGCCGCGTGCACGGTCGCGTTCCGAGTTGTTGATCTGATAGAACTCCTCGAAGATGCGTTCCAGTTGTTCGGGCGCCATACCGATGCCCGTGTCGCGCACTTCGATCCACACGCGCTCGCCTCGCGAACGCACGCGGACGACGACGCCGCCGCGCGGCGTGTATTTGAGCGCGTTGTCCACCAGGTTCGAGAGCATCCTTTGCAGCAGCAACTGGTCGCTGCGTACCCACACACCGCCAGCACGTACGCGCAATTGCAGACCTGCCTGCTCGGCGCGGGCCAGGAACACGTGATTGAGCGACACCAGGAGTGCGTCGAGCGCAATGGGCTGGATGTCCGGCGTGATGACGCCTGCGTCGAGACGCGAGACGTCGAGCATGGTGTCCAGCGAGTGGCCGAGCGCATTGACCGAGCGCATGAGCCGCTCCGCGTTCTGACTTTCGGGGTGGTCATGGAGCGCCTTCTGGAGCGCCGCCCCGAACAGCGCGATGGCGTGCAGGGGTTGGCGCAGATCGTGGCTGGCCGCGGCAAGGAAGCGCGTCTTCTCCGCGCTGGCGCGTTCGGTCGCCGCAATCTGCTCGCCAAGGCGGGTCGCGAGCGACTCGTTCTCGAAGCGCAGAATCAGCGCGTCGGTCAATTGCTTGTTCTGCAGGACGCCGCGGCGCAGGGCAAACAGCAGATACGCACTACCTACCGCAGCCAAGAACAGGTTGATTCCGTCGCTGTGCCAGAGCAACGCACCGATCAGCCCTCCCATCATCGGAATGCCATAGCCGAACAGCGAGGCTGTCATGGGCCACAAGGATTGCATGGCCAGGCCGCAGCCGACCATGATCAGTATGGCCATCAAGGCCGTGACTTGCGGGTTTTGCGTCGAAACGAAAAACCAGGGCACGGGTGCGGTGGCCACTCCGATCAGAGTCATCTGGAACGTGTGCCTGCGCGCCCAACGTGGACCATCGGCCAGCGGTACGCCGGCATCCCAGCGCGGCGACAACAGCACGTACAAATTCGCGCAGGCGAGCATCGTCACGAAAGGCAGCACCAACGGCAACTTCAAATAGAAGTACCCCATCGCTCCGCCGATGAAGGTAAAGCAAAGGTGGCCGCAAACGCCGGCCATTCGCGCTGCATAGACGGAAGAAAGATGCTCGCGCAGAACACGCAGGTCGTTGGGGGTGTCGATGGTGGGGTTGTTCAATGGGAGGCCGGCGGATCGTGCGACGTTGCACCGATTCTGCAT